GAAAAGGAGAATTTAGAATATGAGCAATTTTTTAAAAGACATAATTAAAGATGTAGGCAACGAATATGCCACATTAGTATCAGACGGTGTTGATAGTGCTGACGTAACAAATTTTATAGACACAGGCTCATATTCATTTAACGCATTATTATCAGGTAGTATCTTTGGTGGCCTAGCAGGAAATAAAATCACAGCAATTGCTGGTGAAGCAGCTACAGGTAAAACATTTTTTGCTTTAGGTATTTGCAAAAACTTTTTAGACAAAGACAAAGAAGCCGGCGTAATTTATTTCGAATCAGAAAGTGCTATTTCAAAAGAGATGATTGTATCTCGTGGCGTAGATGCTACACGAATGGTTATTGTGCCAGTGGCTACAGTGCAAGAATTTAGAAATCAATCAATAAAAGTATTAGACAAATACTTAGAACAGCCAGAAGATAAAAGAAAACCATTAATGCTTGTGTTAGATAGTTTAGGTATGTTATCTACTACAAAAGAAATGGAAGATACGGCTGAAGGAAAAGAAACAAGAGATATGACAAGATCACAAATTGTCAAATCAACATTTAGAGTTTTAACATTGAAACTTGGCAGGGCAAAAGTTCCAATGATAATGACCAACCACACATATGACGTAATTGGTTCTATGTACCCACAAAAAGAAATGGGTGGTGGCTCCGGTCTTAAATACGCTGCCTCATCAATCATTTATCTAGGCAAAAGAAAAGAAAAAGATGCCGACAATGAAGTGATTGGTAATATTATCCACTGTAAAAACTATAAGTCAAGGTTAACAAAAGAAAATGCACAAATAGATGTAAGACTCACATACAAATCAGGTTTAGATCGATACTATGGTTTGTTAGAGATTGCAGAAGAAGAAGGCATTTTCAAAAAAGTATCAACAAGATATGAATTACCAGATGGCACTAAAGTGTTTGGTAAATCAATCAATGATGAACCTGAAAAATATTTTACAAAGGAAATATTAAAGCAGATTGATGAAGCAACGAAAAAAAAGTTCCTCTACGGAGCCGAGTAAATACGTATTTGTCCAAAAGACAGGTGATGACTTTACTTGTATTAAATTACTAGAAGAAAAATATAAAGGTATTATATTTAAATACGGTGATGTAGGCTTTGCAAAAGATGAGAAGCCAGATGGTACGTTGCCAATGAGATTTAAGTATGATATTATAATGAATCCTTATGAGAAGGATACATCATCACAAGAATTTATAGATTACATAGGTGATTTATTAATAGAACTATTAGAAAAACAATTGACAGATGGAAAAGTTGAATTTAAGTAATGAACGAATAGAGATTACAGTATTACGTAATTTTATATTCAATGAAGCATTTACCAGAAAGGCATTACCTTTCTGTAAAGAAGATTACTTTACAAATCGTAATGAACGATTGTTGTTTAGAGAGATAGATATTTTTGTAAACAAATATAAAAATATACCTACAAGAGAAGCCTTAGTCATAGAATTAGGTCAAAGAAAAGACATCAACGAAGATGAATTTAAATCAATCAAAGAATTACTTGATACACTTACAAATGAAACAGTAGACCTACAATGGTTGTTTGATACAACAGAAAAGTTTTGTAAAGACCGTGCCGTTCATAATGCCGTATTAACTGGTATTAAAATACTTGATAAGAAAGATCCTAAACTTACACCAGAAGCAATACCTGGTATTCTTGCAGATGCTCTGGCCGTTTCTTTTGATAATCATATTGGTCACGATTATATAGAAGATGCTCAAAGACGATACGACTTTTATCATACAAAAGAAAAGAAATATCAATTCGACCTATCTTATTTAAATCGTATTACAAAAGGCGGCGTACCACCTAAGACTTTGAATATCGCATTGGCCGGTACAGGCGTTGGTAAATCTTTGTTTATGTGTCATTGTGCCAGTGCCTTTCTTACACAAGGTTTAAATGTATTGTATATCACTTTAGAAATGGCAGAAGAAAGAATTGCCGAAAGAATAGATGCTAATTTATTAGACGTAACTATGGACGATTTACATACAATGCCTAAACAATTGTATGATGACAAGATATTAAAAATAAGAAACAAGACGGCCGGTAAATTAATTATAAAAGAATATCCCACAGCATCAGCACACGCTGGCCACTTCAGAGCATTATTAAACGAACTTGCATTAAAGAAATCTTTTAGACCAAATGTTATCTTTATTGATTACCTAAATATTTGTTCAAGTAGTAGATTCAAAGGTGGTAATATTTCTTCGTACTTCTTCATTAAGGCAATAGCCGAAGAATTACGAGGTCTTGCAGTAGAATTTAATGTACCAATCTTTAGTGCTACACAAACAACAAGAACAGGTTTTGTAAGTACAGACATTGGTTTAGAAGATACTTCTGAATCGTTTGGTCTTCCAGCAACGGCCGACTTTATGTTTGCTTTAATATCAAATGAAGAATTAGAAGCACTAGGTCAAATGAAGATTAAACAATTAAAGAATCGTTATAATGACCCAAGTATCAATCGTGCCTTTATTATTGGTGTAGATAGAGCCAAGATGAAGTTATATGATGTATCTAACAATGCACAAAATATTGTAGATGCTAACCAAAAACAAATAGAGGTGAAAACAAGTTATGATAAGTTTTCAGACTTTAAAATATGAAGAAACAAAAAGTAAGATTTCATAGAAACGATAAACGACCAGGCCATCTTGGTTCTCAACTAAGTTATGAAAAGAAGATGGTTAAATCAAATAATAAGATACAATGGCAGGCCGTTGAACAACCAACAGGCACAATTATAAGACAATCTTTCTTTGAAGAAGATATAGAGAATATAGTTAAGTTTCAAAATACACACCGTCAGTGGCAATCAAATGGCGGCATACCTAAGTTTCTTTGCGATAATATTAAATAACATTATATAAATAATGTTATGACAATGCTAACTACCGGAGAGTTAAGTAAAATAGCTTCAAAAGGTCCTTATGCCGGCAAAAAAAGAACAGAAATCATCAGTTTAAAAATTAAAAACAAACAACCTTTTTATATAGGTTCAGGTTCAGGCACAAAGTTTTTTGCTGAAAAAGTAGATTTAAAAACTTCACCTATAAAATTATTCTATCGTAATAGTAATAAAAAATTAATAGATATATCAATAAATAAAATATATAAAGATTCTGATTTTGGAGGAGGTGGAGGCTCAGGTGGTGGATCAGAAAACACCGATATAACTGAATCAGGACAAGCATATTATTTTTCTCTAGCATTTAATATAATAAAAAAACAGCTAAAACCAGAAGATTGTACTGATGCAAATTTAAAAAAAGCAGCGGCATATGTTACAGCAAAAATTAGCTTAGAAGTTTTTTTAAAAACAGGACCAGTTTCTTGGATTGATGATCAAACATATATAAAAACAGCAAATAAAGTTTTTGATTTTTATAGGTCAAATTTTTCTGGAATAGTATATATGCACCAAGGTAGATCAACGGATAACTTTCTAAAAAAAATTTATGAAGCTAAAAAAAGAGCTCAGAAAATAGATATAGAATTAGCTCAAAAAACTGGAAGTCAACCACAGGCACCAGGATCTTTTGCTGATGATAAATGGAATGCAGGTGACGTTTGGATGTCGTCTTTAAGTCCTACAGTAGACCCTTTTGAAAAAATAAAAGAAAGAGGTAATGGAGATTGGCAAGAATTAAATAATACCGTGTTAGATAAAGCTGGAGAATTAAAATCTAAAGGCGTTGTTTTATTAGCCGTATCATTAAAAAAAACAGGTGGTGTAGTAAGCCTTACAAAATATAATACCAAGGTTAGAAAAATTAATAACATAATACCTTTTACAGGATTTATATTTGGTAAAAATGGAGATTTTTTTAGTTCAATAGATATGTATTTTAAGTTAGGCACAGCAGAAGTTCAATTTAGAGCTTTTAATAGTACGTCTAGTTGGCAAGGAGAAATTAAAGGAGCGGCAGCTGCAGGAGGAAAAATAGGAGGAGGAAATGTAAATTATTATTGCGAAAAACATTTTAAAAAATCAATAGGTAAAAATAGTATTATGAGTGGTTGGAGAGAAACTTCTGCTACCGGCGCTGATATGAAAAATATGTATAAGTTATATAAAAAATATAATACATTACAAATAAATAAAACATCAACTATAGATGAAGGAGAATTTGTTAAAATGTGTAAATCAAAAGGTCAATCTTTTATATTTTCAAAAAATATGTGTTTACTTTTTTTAGATACCTTTATGTCAGGTAACAAATCACAGAAAGATGGATTCGCCACCGATTTATTTAGATATGGAGCTTCAAATACTGATGTATCTTCATTTTTTGTTAAAACAAGCTAATAAAGACTTGACTTTTTATAAATAGTGTAGTATAATAGAATTGATATATTGAATGGATTGCGTGATTTTATTTATGGGAACAATGAGAGGTAAATGTTTAGTTTTAAAGGATTCGTTACTAAGGGTACAAACACCCATTTAGAACATTTAGAAGATAGCCTTATAGACCAAGGTTCAAAAGGTGGTCGTAATGCAGTTAACTTTCTAAAGTCAATCAAAAAAATGTTAACAGGCCACGTAGGTGGTAGACTTAACGTAACTGTTAAATGGGACGGTGCGCCTGCTGTTATATGTGGCATTAATCCAGAAAATGGCAAATTCTTTGTTGGTACAAAATCAGTATTCAACGTAACACCTAAAATTAATTATTCAACAGGTGATATAATGCGAAACCACGATGGCGTTTTAGCTAATAAACTCATTGTATGTTTAAGAGAGTTATCTAAGTTAGGTATCACAGGCATATTACAAGGTGATTTATTGTTTACAAAAGGCGATGTTAAAACTACTACAATAGACGACCAAGATTTTTATGTATTTACACCAAACACAATTACATATGCAGTCGCTACAAATAGTCAAATAGGTAAAAGAATTGCCAGTGCAAGATTAGGTATTGTATTTCATACATTATACACAGGCAGTAAAATGAGTAATCTAAAGGCCAGTTTTGGCTCATTAAGAGGATTTCCTAAACTATCATCAGTGTTTGTAACAGACGCCACTTATAAAGATGCTTCAGGCGTTGCAACATTTAATAATGCAGAAATGACACAGTTTGATAATATTATAGCGATGGCAGAAGGCTCGTTATCAAAGGCAGAACCATTATTAAATCAATTTAATTCAACAGACCCATTATCAGTAGGTTATAAACTTAAATCTTTCTTTAATTACTTTATAAAAAATACACAAGGCGATATTGCCAAAGTAAGAGAATTAATAGATATGTTTAGGTCGTATTATGCAAATATGTTACAACAAGAAGTAGATGCTGTTTCTAAAGATGAAACTAAAAAAAAGTATAGAACAATAAGAGATAATGGTTTAGATTTTATTGATAGAAATAAACAAGCATTATATTTTACAATTGCAAGTTGGATTTCACTACAACGTGCAAAGAATTTTCTTATTAGAAAATTAAATCAAATACAATCAATTGGTCATTTTATAAGAACACCAGATGGATATAGAGTAACAAATCCTGAAGGATATGTGGCCGTTGATAGAGTGAGAGGTGCCGTTAAACTTGTAGATAGGCTAGAGTTTAGTCGTGCAAATTTTACAATAGCCAAAGATTGGGTAAAGGGATAAATGAAAACATTTAAAGAATATATAAAAGAAGATGCCAAAGGGCTTAAAAGTCCGAGTGGTGGATTAACACAAAAGGGTAGAGATTACTTTAATCGCAAAGATGGTAGTAATCTAAAAGCACCTGTTACAAAAAAACCATCTGAATTGAAAAAAGGAGGCAAGGCATACAATAGACGTAAATCGTTTTGTGCTCGTATGTCAGGCAATCCAGGTCCTATGAAAGATGAAAAAGGAAGACCTACACGTAAAGCATTAGCTTTAAGAAAGTGGAATTGCTAGTGAAATCATACGAACAAATACTTTCAGAAGGCCTTTACGACCCTAATATATTTAAGGCTTTCTTTCTTGCAGGCGGGCCAGGTTCAGGTAAGTCTTTTGTTGCAAGAAACGTATTTGCAGGTACAGGATTAAAGTTAGTTAATTCAGATATTATATTAGAAAACAGTTTAAAAAAAGCAGGTCTATCTTTATCTATGCCTGATGAAGAACAATATTTTAGAGATATATTAAGAACAAGAGCAAAGGCCATTGTAGATAACCAAATAGATTTATATGTAAAAGGCCGATTAGGTTTAGTTATAGATGCCACAGGTAGAGATTACAATATTATAAGTCGCCAGTATAGTGCGTTACAATTATTAGGTTACGATTGTTATATGGTATTTGTAAACACAAGTTTAGAAGTTGCATTAGAAAGAAATGCTAAAAGAGAAAGAGTTGTACCAGAATATATTACTAAAAATTCTTGGCAATCAGTTCAAAATAATATAGGTAGATTTCAAAACCTTTTTGGTTTAGCAAGCTTTGTTGTAGTAGATAACAGTAAATCAGAACAAGAATTAGTAACACAAACAATGAACAAAGTAAATTCAGTTATAAGAAGATTTTTAACTACACCTATCAAAAGTTATATTGCAAAAAGATGGATGGCAAAAGAAAGAATGGCAAGAAGAAAAGATGTTTAGATTAATACGAGAAGCGATCATAGATATACCTAGACGTACTTACGCCAAAGGTGTATTTGATGATGCCGATACAGATAATCCAAAATTAAAACAAGGTGTGTTAGATATTATAAACAACCAAATTAAACAATTCAATGATATAAGACCGGTATTAAAATATAGTTTAGTTGGTTCAATACTTACAAAAACATATAGAGATGATGCCGATTTAGATGTGAATGTTTTATTTGATGTGCCATTAGAAGATAGAGATGTTATAAGAAAAGAATTAGCCAAGTCATTAAGAAATATTAATGGTGCATTAGTACCAGGAACAAAACACCCAATTAACTATTATATCATTACAGATCCAAACGTAAAAGAAACAAACGACAAAATGGCTGATGCTGTATTTGATATTAAAAATAATACATTTATAAGAAAAGCAAAAGAATTTAAGTTTGATTCTAAAAAATATGCGGCTGACTTTGAAAAAAAGGTAAGAGAGATAGACGTAGTACAAGGAGAATTAAAAAGAGATATAATAGATTACAACGAATTAAAAGAATTAAATCCTGATGATGTATTAGACTTACAAGAATTAATTAATATTAAACTAGATGAAATAGAAGATAGTATTAAACATTTAGTAGATATAGGCAATACAGTATTAAAAGACCGTGCTGATGCTTTTGCAACAGATATGACACCAGAAGAAATAAAAACTTTTGGTAGAAAAAATCAATTACCTAAAAATGTTATTTACAAGATGTTAGAAAAATATCATTATCTAACAATGTATAAAAAATTAAAAGAAATATTAGATGATGGTCAGATTACAGACGCAGAATTAGATTCAATAAAGACAGAAAATTATAATAGTAGATATACACTGCCAATAGGTAAAAGAGCTTATTTCAAAGACCCTTTTGGTAAAAGTGCAGAAAAAGAATTAAATGCAAGAATTTTTAAACTTCCTGAAAAAAAATTTACATTTACTTTTGGTAGATTTAATCCACCGACAATAGGCCACGAGAAACTCATAAGAACAGTTGCAAGTCAAGGTACAGATTATAAAATCTTTATTAGCAGATCACAAGACGCAATCAAAAATCCATTATCACCATCAGATAAATTAAAATGGATGACAAAGATATTTAAAAATTATGCTAGTCATATATTAGTAATGCCGACAAATATGGTATTAGAACTTGCTACAAAAATATATCAAATGAAATATACAAATATAACAATGGTTGTAGGTAGTGATAGAATT